TAATATCATCTTTGTCACTACTGCTGTCAATATTGATGATGAGGGTCTAGTAGAAGCAACTGACCTAGAGAGTGCCGTGCAGCGGGTGCTTGCAGCAACCCATGCTGGTGTGGTTATTAAGACTACACTGTCACCCGATCTGGTGGATAGGATCTGTAGTAAGAATGCTCGCGTGGTCTACAACCCAGATATCCCGACAGAGACAGATCACGTAGAAGAGAAGCTTCAAGTACCATTTCATATTATGGGTGGTGCACCAAATAGCACGCTAGCCGTGCAGGAGATCTATTACCGATTCTCTACCTTTAACATCTCACAGAGTGCCCACGTGTCACCAGTAGAAGCTGCGTTCATTGAAGGATCAATCTCTTCCTTTGTTGCACTTAAGCATGTGTTCTATAATCAGCTATATGATGCGATGCAAGATTTTGGTGGGGATTTCCACACTGTATCGACGTATGTGTCTGGTGATCCGCGAGTAGGTGGTGGATGCAACCGAGTACCAACCCCAAAAGGTAACCGTGGTTGTGATCGTAAAGGTGCTAACGATAGCATGAAAATGCTCGCAAGGTTCAATGAAAGGTTTACATTGATCAAAGAAGTTGATAAGATGAACACAATGTACCTCAATCGAAAGGATGACTAATGTCCATCATGGATAAACTGAAAAAGAACTCTAAGCTCAAGACCACGGAGGTCTTGAGCGAGTCTAAGTTCTTTAACGAAAAAGATATGATCCAGACCGATGTGCCTATGGTTAACGTAGCACTCTCTGGTGATCCAGATGGTGGGCTTACCTCAGGACTTACGGTTCTTGCTGGTCCATCTAAGCACTTTAAGACTTCATTTGCCCTGCTTATGGCTGGTGCATACCTTGAAAAATATAAAGATGCAGTGATCTTGTTCTATGACTCAGAATTTGGTTCACCGCAATCTTACTTTAAACAGTTTGGTATTGATCCTTCTCGGGTTCTTCATACACCTATTATGAACGTAGAAGAACTTAAGTTTGACCTTATTGGCCAACTCGAGCAGCTTGATCGTAAGGATAATGTTATTATTGTGATTGACTCTATTGGTAACCTTGCATCCAAGAAAGAGATGGAAGATGCTATCAATGAGAAATCGGTTGCAGATATGTCTCGTGCTAAGGCTCTCAAGGGTTTGTTCCGTATGGCAACACCATACCTTGCAATGAAGAACATTCCTATGTTGGCTATTAACCACACGTATCAAGAGATTGGTTTGTATCCAAAGGCTATCGTATCTGGTGGCACGGGCATCTATTACTCTGCAGATAACATCTGGATTCTTGGACGTCAGCAAGATAAAAAAGGTACAGAGATCCAAGGGTACCACTTTGTTATTAATGTAGAAAAATCACGCTTTGTAAAAGAAAAGTCTAAGATCCCAATTACAGTATCTTGGGAAGGTGGCGTACAGAAATGGAGTGGTTTGACAGAAGTTGGTCTCGTAGGTGGATACGTGCGTAAGCCTTCTGCTGGTTGGTACGAAGCAGTTGATCCTAAGACTGGTGAGCTTCTTTCTGGTAAGGTACGAGCAGAAGCTACTACAACAAAATCTTTCTGGGAACCGATCTTCAATAATACGGACTTTAAAGAATTCTTGAAGAAGCAGTACCAGATTGGGCATGAGTCATTGGTAGATATGGATGCAATTGTAGAAGTAATGGAGGGTGAATAATGGAGCCCTTCGAGATTCAGAATCAATTGAAAGAAAATGTAGACTATGGACTTGTTCCAGGCGAAGGTGAGAACTGGGATATAAGAATGCTGTCTGGGGACTTTACAGAAACAGTAGTAAGATTTAAAGAGCTGAGAGTGTCAGAAGATACTGATGTTTTAAATTTTGACTACAAGATTGTTAGTACACCTGACCCAGATCTTACTGAAGATTCTTTGGAGCTTCAACAGTACCTCGCTGATGTACTTGGTGATATTCTAGAAAATGCTGTCAAGCGATTGGAATCTAAGAAAGATGACACCTGATCCATATGAAGTAATTAAATGGGTAGAAAGTCAGGTCGAAGGTATCGGTCACACAGGTGGTTCTTTTATGAGCCACCTGTTTGGCACCTACGATATTCTTAGATCGTGGGGATGTGATATCGGGCTATGCTATGCTGGCTTATGTCACTCTCTCTACGAAACAGCTTATTTTAAAAGTGATAAGCTGTCAGGTAAGATCACACGTGAGAACCTTTCTTCAGTTATTGGACCATCACCAGAATACCTCGTCTACTTGTTTTGCAATATGCCTGATCGTAGTAATGATATAATTACTAATAAGTTTAAATTTCCTCCAGAGCTTCACGCTCCTTTACTTAAGATGGAACTTGCTAACTTTATGCAACAAGCACATGAGTTACAAGGTTGGACGGCAGAGGGAAAGAAAGACCATGTGGAAACTCTTGTAGAGTACATACAAGAATACGATAAGGATTTTAAATCGGTTTACATGTTATAAAATATATGTTACTATTAAGCCAATAATAACGCGAGAAAAGGGTAAACTTTGATTAATGCAAATATAGAACAAACCGTTCTAAGAAACATATTGACTAACGATGGGTACATGCGTCGTGTGCTCCCTTTTATCCAACCAGAATACTTTGAAGGGGTATACCAGCAACTATTTCGTGAAGTAGCACAATTCGTTGCTAAGTACAACATACTGCCTACCGCAGAGACATTTAAGATTGAACTAGACGAGTCTACTAAATTTAATGATGAACAGTATCGCCATGCAGTAGAGATTATCCCTGAGATCTTTCGTACTGAAGAAGTAGACGAAACGTGGCTTTATAACCGTACAGAGAAGTGGTGTCAGGATCGTGCACTGTTTAATGCAGTCATGGAATCTATTACTATTATCGATGGTAAGCACCAGAAGCTCACTAAAGATGCACTACCTGATCTACTCACTAAGGCACTATCGGTCACATTCGATACTAACATTGGTCACGACTATCTGGAAAACGTAGAGGAAAGATATGAATTCTATCATGCCCAAGAGGAAAAAACCCCCTTCGACATCGACCTCTTCAACCAGATCACGAAGGGAGGACTTTCTAATAAATCTCTCAATATTGCACTGGCAGGCACGGGTGTGGGCAAGTCTTTGTTTATGTGCCATCTTGCTGCTAGTGCTCTTAACATAGGTAAAAATGTTCTATACATTACTTTGGAGATGAGCGAAGAACGTATTGCTGAACGTATCGATGCTAACCTGCTTGATGTGCCTATTGATCAGATCGAGCATATGAGCAAAGAGATGTTTAGTAATGCGGTGAACCGTCTTAAGACCAAGACAAACGGCAAGTTGATTGTAAAAGAATATCCAACAGGATCTGCTAATGCCAATCACTTTCGTGCACTACTAAACGAATTAAAGCTAAAAAAGGGTTTCCAACCCGACATTATTATGATAGACTATCTAAACATATGCTCATCATCGCGTATGAAAATGGGAGGATCAGTAAACAGTTATGCGTACATTAAAGCAATTGCTGAAGAGCTACGTGGTCTTGCGGTTGAGTTCGACCTACCGATCGTATCTGCAACGCAGACGACTCGTACAGGTTTCAATAGCTCGGATCCTGGGCTTGAAGATACGTCCGAGTCTTTTGGACTACCCGCAACCGCCGACTTAATGTTTGCACTTGTATCTACTGAAGAGCTCGAAGCACAAGGCCAACTAATGGTCAAACAATTGAAGAATAGATACAATGATCCAAACAAGAACAAACGGTTTCTTATTGGCATTGACCGTAGTAAGATGAGACTATATGATGTAGATGACACAGACCAAAACCTTGTAAACGACACCCCAGTGTTCGACCATTCGAACCAAGGCGAAGATCAAAACAAATTTCAGGGCTTTAAATTCTAATGGGAAAGAAATATTTTATAACAGGCACTAGACGTGGTCTAGGTGAAGCTTTAAAGAATAAGTATGGTAACACAGATCGTTTAGAGGACTGTGATATTTTTATTAACTGTAAGCACGATAAATTCCAACAGGTAGATCTACTTTACCGAGCAGCTCAGTTGAAAAAAAGAATTATTAATATTGGATCTAATTCAGGCGATGGGGATAAATACAGACCTCACCCTTATGCCATAGAAAAGGCTGCATTAGATAAAGCAAACCAGCAGCTGTTTTATCAAGGTGTAAATACCACCGTTATTAGATTTGGATATTTCGATTCACCCCGTGTAGCTCATGTTAATGATAAAAAAATGGGTTTACAATACTGCGTAGATATTGTAGAATGGGTCTTACAACAACCACACCGAGTAAAAGAAATTACTATTACACCTTAGGAGAATATATCATGGGTAAGAAAAAACATAGCAGCGGTAATGTATCAAAGGGCGAACGCCGTTCATCTATTGGTTATGGTAACCAAGGGGTAACCAATGCGGACAAAATGATCCGTAAACTAAATGCTCTTGCAAAGGGTAAGGATATCAAACTTACTATGGCAAATCCTAATAAGGAAGAAACGAATCGTAAGTTTGTAACATATAAAGTCAGTGGCAAGGATTACCAGAAGTATATGGCTAACTCCGAAAAAGGTATGTCTAATCCACTTTCAGTTGGAGGTCGCTCATGAATTACGCAGAACCAAAAGCATTTCTGGTGGTGCAACCTGCACCATCAGAAGAGTTCAAAGAACATTTCAGTGACGCACTTGAGCTTATTGCCTACTGCGCACGAGTATCTAACCCAGCTAACCAGTTCAATAATGAGACTGGTGAAAAGCTTGTACGATACCTTGTCAAGCATAAGCATTGGTCACCACTCGAAATGTGTAACGCCACGATTGGCATCGACACGACACGGGACATTGCCCGGCAGATCCTTCGTCACAGAAGCTTCTACTTCCAGGAATTCAGTCAGCGATATGCAGATCCGAATGATCTAGAAGAGTCTTTTGTTCTAAGAGAAGCTCGTATGCAAGATCCTAAGAATCGTCAAAATAGTATTGTATGTGATGATCTTGAATTGCAAAAAGCATGGGTAATGAAACAGACTCAGATTATTCATGAGGCACGACTAACGTATCAGTGGGCGATTGATAATGGTATTGCTAAGGAACAAGCACGTTGTGTTCTACCAGAAGGTAATACAGTCAGTAAAGTCTATATGAATGGCACGCTTCGTTCTTGGGTTCACTATATCGAACTTCGGTCTGGTAACGGAACACAAAAAGAACACATTGAAGTTGCGCGTGAAGTAGCTAAAGCAATTGCTAAGATCTTCCCAATGGTAGATGAGTTTGTAAATGGCTGAGGTAATAATTCGAAATAAAGAATTATTGGAAACTCTCGATGGATTTGTTAATACCTTCAGATCCATTGAGGGCTACAATGATCCTAAGTATCATTTCTATGACCCTAAGGATGCACCGACAAATGGCGAACGCTACTGTAACGAAGACAATCTCTGGTTACAAATGGCGCTTGATGAAAAGCATTCGGGATATCCTGAACAACACTTTTCACAGCCTGTATCACAGATGGCCGAGCGAGATCCTGATAAATGGAAAGACATCGAGTACACTGTAAAAAAGAAATTTCCTGAAGTGCTTGGTGTACACTCTTCTGCTCTTTTTAATTACTATCCCCCAGGCGGATTCGTAGGATGGCATACGAACTGGAACGCTAATGCCTATCAGCTACTTTTTACTTGGTCTGAGACTGGTGACGGGTACTTTAAGTATTACGACCTGAAGTCACAGAGCGTGGTCACTGTTCAGGATGTTCCAGGATGGCAATGTCGTTGGTACTATTTTGGTAGATATGACGAGCCAGACCACCATTGCTGGCATGCTGCCTATGCCGGATGTGATCGAATCACCTTAGCATATAAGCTCATAAACGATCGTATTGGTACAGACAAAGATCGACAAGCTATTATTCTACGAGATGAAATTATCGAAGATATCGAAGCGGAGTAAATACTATGACTATAAGAACTATTTCCACATACTATGCTGATCCACCCGGTCGAGGTCACTGCAAAGTTTGCATGGATTTTAAGGAAGAAATGGCTTACATTGAATACTTTGATGATAACGGTAAACAGTTTTTTAGTGAAGACTTTCCTGGTAAATCCATGCGATATGTCGAGGATGCTGCAGAGAACTGGGCACTAGGTATAAAAAAATTAGATTAATTTGAATTAAACGGTTTACATTTGCAGAGCTTTAATATAGTATAAGTACTATAAAAAGAGGCAAAATATATGCGAATGACAGACATCATGTCGAATATTATAACAGCAGCGATCATCTTTGGAGCCGTGGTTTCATGTGCCAGTGCTAGTGCAAATGAAACAAGAGCAGCAGAACTTAAATGCTTGGCTGATAATATTTACTTCGAGGCTTTAACCGAGTCTGATGCAGGTAAAATTGCAGTAGCAAATGTTACTATGAACCGCGTAAAATCTAAACACTTCCCAAACACTATCTGTAGTGTTGTTTGGGAAGATAAACA